CCTCCCACAATTCCGTTGGACTGAAAAATTGTTTGAAACTTGGCTTGACAAGTTCGGTACTGAGAAAAGGGCCCGCATGTTGGCGGCCCTTGACAATATCGAAGAAGTTTCACAGGAAAAATATGGTGAAAAGGAACTGTTTGATAAGGTTGAGAGTCTTCTTGTGCAGCATAAACCTAACTGGGCTCCGAGAGTTATTTTCAAGTCTACGGATTTGAATAATGCTCTTGCTGGGCCCATTTTCAATGAACTCATGGCACGTCTTTCAGGTGTTTGCGATGCCATGGGTGGAAAGTATAGGTTTAGGTTGGCTTACAAGAAGGTCCCAACTGATTACACAGATTTCATTTCCCAGGGAACAGGGGAGTATGTTGAGTGTGATTTCAGCTCTAACGATAAGCTCCAGTGCGCTGATGTCATTATTCTTGAAATGGCCTTGATGAGGCGTCTGGGTTGCCCGGAATGGTTTGTTCGGTTGCACGCTACAACCAACAAATTCGTTGTTAAGAGTAGGGAACATGGGCTCAAGGCCACTCTTGAGAACATGTTGCCTACCGGGTGCCCTGACACTACTTTCAGGAACTGCTTCTGGAATATGTGCATCTTGTACTCGTTTCTCGTTAGAGTTGAAGCGAAGCGTTGTAGGGCTATTATATTGGGAGATGATATGTTAGCTAAGATTGATGGTTTGAAAAGGCATGCAGCGAAGACTTACGGCAATATAGCATCTGAAGCTCGTATGGAAGCTAAGGTGTTCCGGCGTAAGTATTTGTTGCATTGCACGTTTGTCAGCAGGTTTTTTGTTCCGGCCTACTCTAAGCATCTCACGATCCCCATTATTGGTAAGAGTATGGCCAGGTTCAATATGCGGGCAAATTATAACACCAGTCTTACTGACGACCAGTATATGGCCGGGAAGGCGATAGGTGGCGCGTACGAATTTCGCCACCTTGAACCCATCCGCAACGCTTTCATCTTGCGCTTTGATCACCACTGGCAAAAGGTCCTGGGCCAACGCCAGAAGGACAAGCACTTACCAGTTGAGTTGTCATGGAATGCCAAAAGTGCGGGTGTCACTTTGAAGAACCTTAAGGAGAAGATCTTTAATGTTGACTTGATACCTGACCTTGATTTCCATGGCTTTTGCTTTGACCGGTATGGACTTGGTTCTGATGAGGTGATTTCTTTTTGCGAAGATATCATACTTTGCACTGACAAGGTCGACTTGTCAGGCACTGTTGTCGGCGTGATGGCAAGGGATTTTC